GGGCAGTATTATCGTCCATATGGTATTGACGCTCCAGCAGGTTCCTCAACCTCTAGTACGTCTACTGCAACGGCAGCGCCAACTACCCCAACACCTGCTCCGACAGCAACTCCTTCACCAATTGCAGCAGCACCTGCTCCTGCTCCACAAGTTGAAACTGTGGCAGCACCTGCAGAAGCAGCACCAGTTGGTGAAAGCAAGCGGGCAGAAGACATCCTTGCGATGATCCGTAACCGCCAATCATAAGGCTAAGTAGAGGCAAGCAATCTAAGTTGCTTGCCTCTCTTGTTTATTTTTTAGGAGAAATTGATGGATTTTAAACTAGTATTTGAGAATACAGGCGATGAAATTCCTTTTACTGTTATAGAAAATCAACAACTTTTTGAATATTTTGTCGATCATGTGAACACTAAAAGATTTGGTGATCTTTGCAATTCTTCTAGTATTACAAAGACTATAAAACTATTAATTAACGCTATTGATCAAGTTAATAACACAGTAAAAATTTTGTCAGGCATTAACTTCAAAAAATTTGATAATGATATAGGCTATTTGGATCAAAATTTTTTAAACAGTACACACTGTGATTGGGTTCACAGTCAGGATTGTGTTGTTAACATAGATGTTTTGCGTACAAGTGACAATTTGCAATTAGCAGAAATAGGTAGCAAATTACATGATTGTTACCCAGATGATATAAGAAATATTAGACTTGCAGAAGTGTTAAGTAAATTAGGATTATTTAACCATTATACAGATATAAATGATAAAGGTATTCATACCATTGAAGAATCTTTTGACAATATTTTTTATTGTACCGACAACCGTTATGATATGTTTGAAAATTTATTTTTCGATGAAACTGTAACAAGTAATAGTTACACAAATTTTTCGTTTTCTTATACATATGTAGGTAGAAAGTATTATGACAAATTTGCAAATTTAGATGAAGAATTGCAATATGATGATCATTATAATTTTGAAAAATTAGAAGAAACTTTTTCACTAAGTCTAAAACGCCCAGAAACTATTCCTTTTAGTAAAGAATTTTTGGATTGGGCAAATAAACATGGAGTAAAACCAATGGGTATGAGAGTACCTATTGCTAATATACCTGACTATATAGAAAACTTGACAAAATATAGAACTATCGTTTATAATAATTCTATACATAAAAATAAATGCAAAATTGAGGTTTAAACTATGGCAAAGCCGTTTGACGTAAGCAAATTTAGAAAAGATATTACAAAAAGCATTGATGGACTAAGTATCGGCTTTCATGATCCAACAGATTGGATCAGCACAGGCAGTTATGCACTTAACTATCTTATCAGCGGTAATTTTCATCGTGGCGTGCCAATGGGCAAAGTTACAGTGTTTGCTGGAGAATCAGGCGCAGGTAAAAGTTACTTTGCAAGTGGCAACATCGTGCGTCATGCACAAGAGCAAGGCATCTTTGTTGTGCTAATCGACAGTGAGAACGCACTGGATGAAAGTTGGCTACAAGCACTGGGTGTTGACACAGACGAAAGCAAACTGCTTAAACTTAGCATGAGTATGATTGACGATGTTGCCAAAACTATTAGTGTGTTTATGGCAGACTATAAAGCAATGGCAGAAGAAGATCGTCCAAAGGTACTGTTTGTACTTGATAGTTTAGGTATGATGATGACACCTACAGATGTTGACCAGTTTAATAAAGGCGACATGAAAGGTGACATGGGTCGTAAGCCTAAAGCACTAACAGCACTTGTGCGTAACACAGTTAACATGATTGGCAGTTACAATGTAGGCATGGTGTGTACTAATCACACATACGCATCGCAAGATATGTTTGACCCAGATGACAAGATCAGTGGAGGACAAGGATTTATCTACGCTAGTAGTATTGTTGTAGCAATGCGTAAACTTAAACTCAAAGAAGATTTGGATGGCAACAAGACTACTACTGTAAATGGTATTCGTGCAGCATGTAAGGTTATGAAAACACGCTACAGTAAGCCATTTGAAGCAGTGCAGGTTAAGATTCCCTATGAAACAGGTATGGATCCTTACAGTGGATTGCTTGACTTGTTTGAAGCAAAAGGACTGCTTACTAAGCAAGGCAATCGTCTAAAGTATACTACTGCAGCCGGCGAAGAAATGTTAGAGTTTCGTAAAGGTTGGACTGGTGAAAAACTTGAAGCAATTATGCAGGACATTTCTGCGCAAGATGGACTAAGTATTGATGATATCGCAGATGCAACAATTATTGCACCAAACGGTGATGTAGTTGACGCAGAAACCGGATTAATACTTGAGGAAGCAAGTGATGGATGAAGAAGAAGTAGTAAAACAAATTTACTTAGTTCTTAAACAATATATACCAGCAAAAGAAATGCAAAGTGCAACAGATCATCTAGTAGATGATTTACAAGAAATATTGGATGAAGAAACACTATATCGTCTAGGCGGCCTTGACAAATACATGAAAAACAGTGTACAAGAATTACTAGGCGAAGAGGACTTCGAGTACGAAGATGATGAGTATTGAGTCAATACTATAATAGAATCGTTAATGATCTGACTGCTATTCCAAGTTTCATTAACTTTTACGAAAGTGAACTGGAAGAAGCAAAGCGCGAGTGTCATGTTAAAGGCATTGTAGAAAAGAATATTACTGCACTGCCAGGTATAACTGAGCATCGTTTCAATCAATTACAAGAGATTGAAGCGGTGCTTAACTACCTCAACATACAACTGCGCAAGATCAGACGCAAGCACTTTCAAAAGTATTTAGAAGGATATGCCAGAGCGTTAACAAGTCGCGATGCAGAAAAGTATGTAGATGGCGAAGATGAAGTTATCGACTTTGAAACTATTATCAACGAAGTAGCACTATTACGCAATAGGTGGCTAGGCATTATGAAAGGCTTGGACACTAAGCAGTGGCAGATGGGACATGTTGTTCGTTTGCGTACAGCAGGCATGGAAGACATCAGGATTGATTAATGCGAGATAGTAAGCCAACATTAGAATTATTGAACCAATTTGATGACTTTAAACGCAGTATCAAACACATGGCAGACTTTGGATGTGGTACCGGCAGTGATTTAGAGTATTGGGCTAATATGCGTGAATTTCTTGAAGATGGTTCTGAAGGCTCTTATCTAAACTTTAGTTGCGTAGGTTTTGATTTAAACTGCGAACATATACAACCACAAAGGCATAATATAAAATATAAAAACTTTGATCTTAATACTGACGATACAATATGGAGTGTAAAGTTTGATGTTGTATGGTGTCATGATGTTATGCAATATATATACAGTCCTATAGAATTCTTAGGTCGTGTTAACCGTAATATGAGCAAAGGCGGTATGTTATACCTATCAGTGCCTAGTACAGTAAATGTATTACAGCATCGCTTTCAGCATTACACACCTGCTCATCATTTCAACACATTTACAGTAACACAGATAATATATTTGCTTGCACTAAATGGATTTGATATAAAAGATTTTTATTTACAAAAATTAAAATATGATGATTGGATTCAAGTTGTTGTATACAAAGAACGCGATCCATCGCCGTATACTACAACCTGGTACAGCATGGTAGACGATGATTTACTTAATGATAATATGCGAGAACTTGTTCTTAAAAACGGAACACTAACTGATCAAGGATTAGTTACTACTTGGTTAGATGGCACAGTGCAAGATTATAGATGGCATACATAAGTCACAAAAAAAGCAGCATTTAATGCTGCTTTTTTATTATCCTAATTTAAAATTAGAATTTCATTGTTAGACCAATTGCAGTTGTTTCTTCACTGGCAGTTTTTTCGTCATCTGTGTATTCAACAAATGCTACTAAGCCTGGTGCTAGTGTATGATGAATACCGTAAGTCATTTCGTCACTGCTAACTACACTTTGTGATTCTGCTTCCATTGCTTCAACAGCAATTTTAGTATCACCTAGTTTGTAACTTGCGCCCATTGTTGTAGTGTCTGTGTCAACACCTGCAGCAGTTGTTGCTGTGTGTACTTCATAACCGAGCCCTAGATCACCAAAACCTGCACTAACATTCATTAGTTGTTCTTCGGTTCCATCATCGTTATCCATTTTGCCACCACCTAGTGTTACACCACCAAGGGTGAACTGTGCGCCTAGTGCATGACCTGCAGTTGCGGTTGAACCATAGTTGCTGTCGCCAGCGAATGATGCAAGTACTTTTACACCTTCAAAAGGCGACACTGTAAGCAATGCAGCATGATCTGTGCTTGGTGAACCATTTGACAATACATAACCGAAATCAGTTACATCGTCAATTGCATCAAGAGCACTGTCGGTGTCGCCAAGATCAATTTTAAATTTATCATTGCTAACTGTTAGGCTGTTTCCGCCATCATCTTCGCCATCTTGGTTAATGTTAAAATCTGCACTTACAACATAACCATTGTCAAGTGTCATGCTTGGTTTAATGTTTACATCTGCATCTACTGCAGTTGTTGATGTTCCGTTTGAATCCTGGTAACTCCATTCAAAGTCGCCGCCAATTGTTACATCAGCCACAGCAGGAGTTGATAATGCTGCAACGATTGCAGCAGTTGATAATAGTCTTTTCATTTTGAAATTTCCTTAATATAAATTTATATTTTCTTATGTGTGTAAAAAGGTCAATGACGAATAACTTACAAACATACAGATAATACTTATGCCTGATAGTTACTAGGTAATAATTTCTGAACTATAGTTTTGCTCTAATTCTATTCCACTGCACACCAATCTCATCTGCATGCCATTCTGTGTAACACAAACGGTTAAACCAAACATGTCGTTCTGGTTTACTTAACCACTTGCCCATTTTGCTTCCTACTTCATGTGCTAAACTATGCTCACTTACAACTGCCGGCACACCATTAATAATGCTATGTATACCTGCATTACTACTATAACTAACAGTGGAGTAGGTGTGTTTAAGCATATGCTCTAGGTCAAAACTGTCATAGGTCTTTTGTATATGCTGTGGAATATTCCAAGTTACATCATTGTCTTTGTACCATTGCATATCGCATGCCCAGTGCAAGCCTTCTCTAAATCGAGGATGACTGCGTACAACTATAGGCTTATCTGTGTGTTGGCGTATTTCAGTTATTGTATTTCGATAGTATGTATCCATGTCTGGCATATTACGCCACTGTTCACTGTGTCCATGTTGTCCGCAGATCAGTACATACTCGCCGTCATGCTTCCATGGTTGCATCACAATACTAAACTTTTTTCTGCGATCGTCGGGCATGTATTCTTTTAGTGCAAAGTCTGCATCTCTGTTGATCCCGTTTATACCCAACTTCCAAGTTTGGTTGCGTATAAGCCCGCCCACTTCTATGACAATAACTGGCTTGTTCTGTGCGCGGTAGTGATCCCATACTCGTTTGTTAGCACTCATCTTGCCATACCAAAGCACACTCCATATAAGTGCTGCATCTGCATCCATACTTGCTTCTACAAGCGTATCTGTTTGTTGTATAGCATCTATGAGTTGCGGATAAACTTCACTTGCATTACTAGGAAGATTGTTTGGAAAGTGAGATATTTTCATATGAGAATTAAAACCAATAAATAGTTATATGCGTACATTATCAGTATTTACCTCCTGGCACCCTACGGGATACAAAAAATATGGCAAGCAGTTTATTGAAGGGTATAATGCAAACTGGCCCAAAGAAGTTCCTCTTACAATTTATGCAGAGGATCACAATCCAAGTGTAGAAGGTAATCATACGATTACACTATACGATCAACGAACAACCTTGCCAGATTTAAAAGCATGGCAAGAGCGACACAAAGACAATCCGCATGCGCACGGGTGGAACAAAGATAAAACTAAAAAAAGTTTTTTATGGGACGCAAGTCGTTTTGCAAATAAAGTATTTGCACTGTGGCATTTTGCAAAACACTGCGGCACAGATATCTTTATTTGGTGTGATGGAGATGTAAGGACACATACACCTATGTCTATAGAGTTTTTGCATAGTATTGCTCCTAATGAAAATCAACTTGCTACATACTTGGGTCGTAAAACCTGGCCCGAATGTGGATGGATGATGTTTAATCGCAATCATCCAAAGTTTCAAGAGTTTATAGAACAATGGCGTTGGATATATGAAAGTGACGATATTTTCAATCACATCGAAAGCCATGACAGTTTTATATTTGGTGAACTAGTAGAAGATTTTAAAGCAATAGGTGTTGAGTTTAATGACCTAGGCGGCCCAGATCAAGGTGGACATATTTTTATTAACAGTGTGCTAGGTGCATATATGGATCACCTTAAAGGCTTTAGAAAAGAAGTAGGCAAAAGTACTCAGGGAGACATTGTGGGTGGTTTTGCACACAAAGATAATCCTTGGTGGCATGATGTAAGACAAGTGACTAAAAGTCAAATTTTGGCAGAAAAACTAAAAAATCCACATGAGTATGATGCTACACAAGTAGTGAAAAGTAAGGGAATAAAATGAGCGATTTAAGTTGTATACAAAATGTTAAAGAAGTGCATACGGATCCATATCCATATTTGTGTGTAGAAGGTGCACTGCCAGATGTACGTTACAAAGAACTATGTGAAACATTTCCAATGGAACTTGTTACCAGCACCACACCACACGACGGAGGTATTTGCTATCGCTACAAAATGAAAGAATGTCAACAGGAAGCACCACCACCTATTTGGCAAGACTTTTTTGCATATCACACCAGTGCAGAATATTTCAAAGCCTGTGTTGAATTGTTTGCACCAAGCATCAGTAAAACTTATGGTGATGACTTTTTACACAATCTACTACAAGGCAGTGTGACACCACGTGATGTTGACAACAGTGGGCAGTATGTAGCAGACTGTCAATTTGTTGTGCATGAGCCTGTGGATCAAACAGGCACCAGTCGCACACCACATGTGGACAACCCTGTAGAGATTTATGCAGGACTGCTATACATGCGTCAACCAGGCGACACTGCACAAGGTGGCAACTTTACTGTTCATCGTGCAACAGGCGAGATCACAGAAGTAAACAAAAGTTTGGGCAGACAAGTTGATGACAGTTTGCATGTACCACACTTTGAAGTACCCTATGAAGCAAACAACTTCTGTATGTTTTTAAATGTAAAAGACAGTGTGCATGGTGTAACACCGCGCATCGAACCCACACTGCGGCGCCGCAGTATAAACATCATTGGTGAGTTTAACGGCACAGGCAAGATGTGGAAAGTAAAAGAAATCAAAAACTAATGCAATACACTATGGGCAAAGCCAGTTGGTGTTTTATGACCGGCGAGCATGTTGTTAAAAGTTACAGCACAAGAAATAAAAAAAGTGTTAAACCTGCTCGAGGAAGTATATATGATTGTTGGCTACGAGAAACAACCTGTTTGGAAAGACTAAAAGGAAAACTACACTTTCCAAACATGATAGGCGCAGACGAAAGTGATCACAGTTTGGCAATGACTGAGGTCGGCGAAAGTTTGTTTCACACATGGCATGAACACAATTTGACTAAGTACCATGATCAAGTTGATCGTATTGCAGATGCACTAGAAGAACAACAAATACTGTATTTTTATCCAGGCATGGATCCAAATACCAAATCAAAAGACTTTGCAAAGTTTCCGCTAAGTAACTTTTGTATACAGGACGGCGAAATAAGTTTAATAGATTTTGAAATGTCTTGTCCTGTAAACAGTTTGGCACAAGACAGACTAAGTGATAGGTTAGGATACCTATACAGTTTTTATAACAAGGATGATTTTAGACAAGCATTGCACATTTGTTTAGATGATCCTAGACAGAGTTGGGAAAGTGAGCTTATGGCTAAACTTACTGACAAGTCTAAATTTAAAGAGTTACGCAAAGGTAACCCAAGAGACATATGGGATAATATGACAATGTTTACACAACCACCAGAAAAAGTAGTAAAAGAATGGAACAAGTATCAAAAGCGTTATGGCATCGATGATGCGCAAGATAGAGTCCAACGCATGAAACTTGTTGAACTTGCAAAACAATGGGACGGCAACGCACAGTTGCTTGACATTGGTTGCAATGATGGATTCATCACAAAACTCATAGCACCACATGTGGCAAAGGCAACAGGCATTGAGCCATTTGTTAAATTGCGTGATGATAAAAAGCCGGGGAATGTAAAATGGTATACAGGCACATTCAATGATTATTTGAAGTTTAAACAACTCGAATGCTATGACATTGTGTTAAGTTTAGCAGTAAGTATACAGTTGCGTGACTTTGGTGGACTTACAGAACAAGAGATTGTTAATGCATATCACAGTTTGCTTGCACCAGGTGGCATTGTTGTACACGAAACACAAAAACTACAAGATCGTCCAAACAATCAAGCACACACTGAAGCAATGCTCACAGCATTTAGAACTAAATTTGTACAGATAGATCACGGGCAAGCAAGACCTAGCGGTAAGCGCGAATACTATCATTTTAAAAAGGTGGACTAATGGCTTTCAATAACATTATGCAGTTAGCAACTGCACAACTAACAGCACAGGGTGCATTTGCTCCTGGTGCAACAGTTGTTGAATGGGGTAATCAAAGATTTAGATACAGTGAAGATTGGCTGGATCGTTGTGCTGGCGTAAGTGGTAAACAGCATCGCAAGCCCACGCAGTATGTATGGGAATACTTCGAAGATTTAGGCTTTGGTGATTATTTGGCTATTGATATCAATACAGAACTTCGCGCTATTGCTATGGATCTTAACTTTATCCTTAAAGACAAATACAACTATACTACTGAGTTTGATTATGTAACAAACAACGGTACTGGCGAACACATCTTTGATCAGCGAACAGTGTTTGAAAACATGCACAACTTGTGTAAGATAGGTGGCACGATGATTAATGTACTGCCATTTGCTCCATGGTTTAATCACTGCTTCTACAGTTTTCATCCAGATCTATTCCGTGATATTGCTGCGGCAAATGGCTATACTTGGCAGTTTATGTGGTTAGCACAAAATACAGGCAAGTATGTGGACTGTCCTACTACACTGGACAGTTGGACATATTACGAACAAAAGAAACCTCGTGCGCCACTAAGTGAACTAGAACGGGTGTATGACGAACTTCATGCTAGAGACGGCAAAGCACACAATGTAAGTATTGTTACAGCATACACTAAAACTAAGGATGCACCGTTCCAAATTCCATTTCAAGGTCGTTATGTAAATGATGTAGTAGATGATCTTAAAGGTGAATACAGTGAAACAAATGTTGATGTTAGACAACGAGATCATACTAGTGCGGCATACTAATGTTTGTAACTACCAATAACAAAATAGGTTTTATACACATTCCAAAATGTGGCGGTACTAGTATCTATCATGCATTCAGAGGCGGACTAAGAGGTCCTAACAAACGCAATAGACAGGATCCCTGGAGTCCTTGGCCCGTTATGCCAGCGCACAGTACATACAAAGAGTTCAAGGCAGAAAGTACATTTCCTGGTCCAGAGACTTGGTTCACTATTGTAAGACATCCCTGTCAAAGATTTCACAGTTGGTATCATTATCAAATAGCCTGGGATAAAAAAAGATTAACTGGCGAGTTACCACTTAAAGGATTAGATAAAGAAACTTTTGAACGTAGGATCAAAACACTAGAAGAACTTGGACTAAAAGGCACACTACAAAATCTAGACGAAATAAAAAACGACACAGGTATCAAACTTGCTAGACATATAGAGTATCCTATGTATCATTGGATAGCAAATTGTAAAAATGTCAAGGTGTTTAAACTGGAAAAGATAAATGCACTCTATGATTGGTTTGATGAAATAGGATGTACAGTAGAATTTACACACAGTAAAAAGACTCCTCGTGTAACTACTTGGCAGGATGAGTTTGATGATGAAATGTTGGAATTAATACAAGAACGCTATGCAAAAGATTTCAAAAAATTTGGCTATGAATTATGAAAATAGCAGTGTGTATAAGCGGCGAGTTCCGCGGTAATCAAGAACTATGTCTGGCAAGCATTAAAAAGTATTTGCCTTATGACACTTTTACTCATACTTGGCAAGATACACCATTGCCTGAACTTCCTAGCACAGAAACTTTTATTAAAGCGTTTGATACATGGATAGCATGTTTGCCTAAGGATAATCCTAGCCGTATATGGTTTACAAAAAAATTAGACAACGGAAGAAAATATCATCAACGTGTATATCAAGTTTACAATCACTGGCACTGTATGCAATTAACGCCAGATAATTATGACATGATAATTCGTGTACGTCCTGATGTAGTGCTTAAACCGCACCAGTGGGACAAGGACATTGAGTGTAGTTATCGGGATAATCTTGTGTATGGATATGGTAGTGGACAAGGATCTAGAGTAGGCGTAACAGAAAGATTTGCGGCTGATCATGTCATAATGCACAAACGTCATCGTATGCGTAATCCTTATAAATGTTTATTGCCCAGCAGTGGACATGTAGCATGGTGGGTATGTTTGCATAAACACTTAGACGAAGTTTTTATTAACAATGATGAGGTATGTACACTTGAACGAAATATATAAAACAAAAAATTTAAAATACCCAGACAGCATTATAAAAATGATCAGCAATCAGCAAGCAGGCGATTGGCGTGAATATTTGCGCACATATGATTTATGGTGGGAACAGTGTAAATGGAAACTAACCAAAGACAGTGTAGTGCTAGATATAGGTGCAGGGTGTGGTATTACAAGTTTATGGTTGCAAAAACAGTACGGTTGTCGTATAATATTATTGGATACTAATGAAGAATTAGAAAAACTGCAAGAACCAATTTGGGGATGGCATGCTAGTGAAACAAACAGTCTGAGTGCAGTACAAGAGTTTTGGCAAGCAAACGGTGCCAATTTTGAATTTCAGGACGCTCACAACATAGACTGGGATGCTATACCTGAACTAGATCTTGTGTTAAGCAAAAGCAGTTGGGGTGTACACTATCATATCGACACCTACTTTGAGCAAGTACATGTAAGAAATCCCAAGTACATGTATATAAACTGGAGAAGTTTATCACCTCAGCACAGTTTATTTTTAGATAACCAATACGCTATACAGCCTGTTGGTCCTGCAGATTATGTAGATAAAACTTGGATTTACAAAATATATAAAACAAAACATGAATACTAACCTATATTATAATACACAAAACGCCGAAAGCAAATGTAATTGGGTAATGCGAAGCCTGCTAAAAGGCTGGCCAAATGTAAATCGTATACAGAATAGGTCAAACGATATAGAACTAGTACCCAGCCATTTTTGGGGATTTATAGAAAACAACGAACATGCAATTAATACACTAAAACGTGCAGGCATAGACTGGTATTTTTGGGACATGCCATATTGGGGAAGATGGAATGGACTTAAAGAGGCTCTCAATCCAACACAGGATTTTTATTGGCGTGTTAGTAAAAATAGTGTACATTATACACACACTAGGGATTATCCCAGCGACAGATTTGAACAATGGAATGTAAAGCCAAAACCATATACCAGCGGATCCAAAATATTAATTTGTCCTAGTAGTGAGACAATGACACGCTGGGTGACAGGTATGAGTGTAGACATGTGGATAAAAGCAATCACTCACGGTTTACGCAGACACACAGATAGACCCATTGAAGTACGGTACAAGCCCAGGGGTAAAGGTACAAGCGGGCCTGCAGCAGCACTTGTACCATTTGCAGAACAAGCCAAAGACACTCACTGCGTTGTGACAAGTATAAGTTTATGTGCAATGGAAGCACAACTATTGGGTATTCCAACCATTTGTCATCCTGCGAGTTTTGCAGCGGACATAAGTAGTACTAAGTTAGAGGATATAGAAACGCCTTTCAAAACGGATCGTCAGCAATGGTTTAACAATCTTGCTTACAGTCAGTTCACACATAGAGAAATCGAAAGCGGACTAGCACAAGAGATACTCGATGCCTAAATTATATGTATATGATACTGATCGTAAAATAACAACCAATTTTACAGTTGCTTTTGCTCGAGGAGCAATTAAATGCAACAACGAAAACAATGGTCCATGGGAAGTTAAACACTTACCAATAAAACACTATCTACAAAACGGATTACCTGGTGACTTACTTCCGGGCGTAGATGCTGTAGCAACATTGGGTATATTGCGTGGTACTGGATTGATGTTAAAAGAAGCAAAAGCCAAAGGCATAGACTATTACTACATGGATCATGCTTACTTTAAACCGGGCTATAATGGCAAAGGTTGGATGCGTATAGTAAAAAATGGACACAGTTGCACTATACTTAAAGATGTAGGAGCAGAGCGTTGGAAAGGGTTTCATAAAAATGCAGGCTATGAAAAACAACCATGGCGCACTAATGCAGAGCGTGGTAGTGCTATTGTAATTTGTCCACCTACAGATGCAGTGCAGTGGTTTTTTGGTGATTGTAGAAATTGGGAAGAAAATGTTGTAAGTGATCTTAAAAGAATGTTACCACCTAACGAGCATAGTCGTATTGTGGTAAGACGCAAGCCTAAAGAACCGGTAGTAGATGACAAGGGCAATCTAATTGAACTAAGACAATATTCTCAAAACGGAACACTTGAACAAGCACTTGCAGATGCGCATTGTGTTATTGCATACAACAGTATGGTCGCACTAGAAGCAACACTTAAAGGTATTCCTGTAATTACAAGTGCAAATAGTTGCTGTGCAAGAGTTAGTTTCGGTTTAGAAGATTTTAAAGATAGTACTATGCCAGCAGTATTCAATACAGAACCGCTTAACAGGCAAGCATTGCTAAACTGGTTAGCATGTAATCAATGGAAAATGAGAGAAATAGAAGAGGGCACAGCATGGCATATGCTACAGGAGAACTATAATGGCGTTGTTTAATAAGATCGAACTGCCTGAGAAATTTAATAATCTCGACGAAGTGCCAGGTTATAAACATCTTGCAAAAAATGGATTTCATGATTGTATCAACTATATTGCACAAAATTTAGATAAGCCAGCATTGTGCATGCAAATTGCGATGACACAGCAACCTAGTAAAGTAGCATATGGCCCTGCAGGTGATATACAAGCTGCTTATGGTTGGGCAAATGTACAGCAACTAGGACAGGGCAAAGATGGCACAACATTCTGGGGATACAAGTATGGAGATCCGAAAGAAGAAAAATTTGTTATTAAAGTAAAAAGTGCCTATGCAAAAATGTTTGATAACCACTCAGAAGTATTCAATGCAATGTTGCGTAGTATATTAGAAAGTGGAGAGAAAAAACCCAGAGCAGTGCTAGATCAAATAATTAAAAATGATTATAATGCATATAAATCTAGAGAACCGTTTAGACCTATTAGACCTGACAGGAAAATAATTCATCGAAGTCTGCAAGATGTTTGTGCAATGAACGAGTGGTGTATTAGTAATACAGGTTTTGTTTTTTGGGATTTAGGGTATAGTAACGGTAGAAACTTTATGAAAGACAATAAAAGTGAAACCCGTTGGGTTGACTATGGAGGTGCTGGCATGTTGCGTTGTCCAAACTTTAACGCGGTTTATAACAGGTATAAAAATATTCCACTGTGTGTTCTAGGGACAGATGATGGATATAAACCCAAGGGCAAAGACAGTCTTATCATAGGTGACAGTGATTTTGTCATGTGTCAGTTTTTACTTAACTATGAATTTTGGAGTGAACCAGAAACTACAGCAGATTTGTATAGTAGTATATTACAAGTCAAACGACAGATTATTCCGGAAATAACTGAATTACTACCAAAATTAATAAAGACAAAAATGGGTAAAGCCGTGTATAATGAATACAAGAAAGGTTGGAACTGGTGTGATGAAACAACCTGGAGAAGTTTAAGGAAATTTATAGATGCAAACACTTGAGCGGGCAGACATTGAAAGCATAACATTTGGTGGACATGACAGTCCAATAACACAAGTACGAGGTTATCAAAATTATGATATCAGCGACGAACAAGTATTGCCTATTAATAATCCAGGACCACTGCGTCCTTGGACAGACACTCGAGTAAAGAGCGCAGACTTTGAGCGTATCTTCTTTGATATTAAACCAAAAAGTTATGCAGATTTTGGTAGTAATCTAGGATACTATGTATTCAAAACTGCACAGGAGTTTGATATACCAGCAACAGGTGTAGACTATAATAGAGAATATATTGGTGTATGCAATGCTGTTAAAGCAAGACACAGTGTAAGCCTTGCTGCATTTAAAAATACTAATTTAGAAAACTGGCAGAATGATAACAGTTACTATGACTTTATGACAGTGTTTAATGTGATTCATCACTTGTATAATCGCACAGAAAAGTACATGGAGATGGATAAACTAGTTAAGGATTTTGCTAATAAAGCAGACACTATACTGTTTGAAGTTCCTACAGAGCAGGATAAAAAAGGACATAAGTGGACAATGGACACTGGTTATAGTGAAGCCTTGTTTTACGAAACTGCACTTAAACATTTTACACAAGTTGAAAAGATGTCGGGACAAACAGAGCATCGCCCATATTATTTGTGTGTTAAATAGTTTCAGCCCAATTACGAAATGCTACTAGGTTATTAATATACCAAGGATTGTTGTAATTTTTTGCACCTGCTTCTGGGTCTACAAATAATACTTTGCCTGGATAAACATTTATAGTTGCATTTACAAACTGTTTGTTACAACAAATATGCCTTTCATGATTGTTACTGGGAAAAGGAAAACCAGGTGTGTGTATCCCGCCAACACTAACACTGTTAGGCATAGTCCACAATATGTTAGCAACACCTGCACCTGCTGTGCTGATATATTTCTTCATACCATTGAACAGTACAATCTTTTCTGCTAGACTATAATTCTCTCCAAAAACTTCTGTATAACCTAACCCTGCAAGAATTTCTACAACTTCGTCTTCATTGGTTAACCCACGCTTTACTGTATTATCCTCGCCTATAACATCTTTACGATTGTTGAGTGGATTAGCATGAGCTCTGCGACTTAGATATATCTTTTCAAATTTAGGAGTCGTTACACGACTCTGCGCTCGTTGAATGCATCTTTGCAATAGTTTATATTGTGTATTTGCAGGCCTTATTCTTCTTCCATTGCTATCGTTGCCTTGGGTATCGCCAAAATAGAGATTTTCATAAGCACAATGCTCATCTGTAAATTCATACTCTATATCAAGTAATTCTAATAATTCTGAAACAAACGGAGGATGGTTAAAAACTCCGCCTTTTGTTTTGGGAGATTGATTTACAAGTAATTTTAAATCTGGAATATTTTGTTTTAGTTCTAAGTATCTTGTTAAACATCCTACACTGTCTAGTAACATGTGATAGTAGTTTACAAGCGGGATAGTGTAGAGATAAAAATAATTTCCAGATTTACTAGTGTAAACTGGTGTGTGCAAGTTATCAAATTCTTCTAAGGCTTGCGCTTTGCGCCAACTTTTGCCTAGATGTACAGTTATAAATTCGTTGTTTTCTATAAAAACTTCAAATTTAGTTCTTGCTAAACTAAGTATTTGCGCATTATAAAAATGCGCAACGCCATTTTGCATACGCTGTCTTATCATGAACTGTACAAGTTAATAACTTCTTTTTTCCACACATGATCATATTCACAATCACGCATGTTCTCAAACCATGGGCCGCCTTCTGTGTAGTGCAGCACTTTTGGTTTACCATCTGTAGGCTCTTTGTAATGTCCTACTAGCCAGTTCCACTCTGGTCCTAGTTCACCAATCTCACTATCGTCGCACCATTCAAATCTGTGCAAGTATGCTCCTGTTTCAGTGTTTACAGTTTCCAAATCCAAGTTTTTACAACTAGGATGCGCACAGTTAAACACCATAAACGAACTCCAGTTTTTACGAGGATACTGCAACTGCATCTGTCCGTCCATCTTTAATCCTTCTGGTGGATTGTAGTCATGCTTTACTACCCAAACTGCCTTTGAATCATCTTTAAAACCATTTTCAAACAAGTGATATGCATCAGTTAAAAACACCATATCACTGTCACAAAATACAGCAAGTCCTTTGTAGTTGTTTAGGTGTGGAATAAGAAAGCGTGTAAATGTAAATTCAGTACTAGCAAGTTTATCTACTTCACGCCAATAAAGTTTTTGCTCACGCAGTTCATTTTGTTTAAGTGGAACGACATTTACAAACTCTCTGTATGTGCGTCTTAGTATCGAATGTTCGCATACTTGATATGCAATATCTTCACGGCTGTCCCAGCCAACATATATATTGTTCATTGAAGGTTTTTCCTGTATAATAAATAGAATAATAAAGTGCGTATATTATTTATCAGGTGATTCAATGACAACAGTAGTTTTAGTAACAGGCGGCTTTGATCCGCTACACAGTGGACACATTGCCTACTTTGAAGCAGCAAAACAACTTGGTGATGAACTTTGGGTTGGATTAAACAGTGACGCTTGGCTTGCTAATAAAAAGGGTCGTAGTTTTATGCCTATCAAAGAACGGGCAAGCATAGTAAAGAATCTACGAATGATTGATCGTGTGGTTACAGATTTTGACGACAGTGATGGCAGTGCCAGCGGAGCAATACACAAAGCATTTACACTGGGTGCAGAACACATTGTATTTGCAAATGGTGGTGACAGAGGCACAGGCAATACTCCAGAGCAACACGACTTCAGGCATACACCAAACATTGAGTTTGTTTTTGGCGTCGGCGGTGAAGATAAACGCAACAGTAGCAGTTGGATTCTCAAAGACTGGAAGGCTCCAAAAACAGAACGAGCGTGGGGACACTATAGAGAATTATACAGCGGCGATGGGTTTGCTGTAAAAGAACTTGTTATTGCACCGCACAGTAAGTTAAGTATGCAACGGCATCAGCATCGCAGTGAGACATGGAACTTGGTCAGCGGCGAAGCATATGTGCGTATGAATAGCGTAAGTACCGACGGTTTAGATCCTAGTGATGGCGCACTAAGACGCACACTAAGCACACAAAATCCTATTGATATTCCCAAGCGTGTTTGGCACCAAGGCGTTAATGATACAGACGAGCCAGCACACATTGTTGAAATTTGGAAAGGCAAAAGTGATTTCTTAACTGAAGAAGATATTGAAAGGTGGGACTAATGAAAGCAGGAAAGATATGGGGTCAGACTGAGTTGATCCATGCTAACGGTGTACTAGAGTTTCATCGGATTGAATACAAGGCGGGATACAAGTGTAGTGAGCACTATCACAAACATAAATGGAATGGTTTCTTTGTTGAATCCGGCAAGATGATTGTGCGTGTGTGGCAAACAGCAGACCAAGAAGGACTTGTTGATGAAACTATACTAGAAGCTGGAGACTTTACACAAGTAAAGCCAGGACTAGTACACCAGTTCGAAGGTGTAGAAGATGGTATTGCATTTGAGCTTTATTGGGCAGAGTTTAGCCATGATGATATTGAGCGTAGAACTGTTGGGTCAACTGCAGGTAAAAAGATTCTAAAAGTATGAAAGAAATAGCACTAGTATGTGCAGGCGATAAGTTTGATGTTAATCTGCATGTTAAGCAAATATATAAAACCTTGCACAAACACTGCACCGATTTTAGATTAACTGTATTTACAGATCAACATATTTCATTACCAAGTGTGCGTACTATACAATTGCCGCAGTGGAATTTAGTCGGGCCTCGACAGTTATGGTGGTACAAAGTGTATATGTTTAGTCCTCAGGAATGGAACGGACCTGTGTTATACATGGATTTAGACACAATTATTATTAATAATATTGATAAGTTTTGGGATTATGAAGTAGACAAGTTTTGTATTTGTCAAGATTTTAATAGACAATTTATCGAAACATACCCTGTGAGTAATAGTAGTGTGATGAGATTTGATCCAGCTAAATACACTGACATTTACAACACATTTATAGAAAATCCCCAAAAGATTATTAGACAGCATAGAGGTGATCAAGACTACATCACTGCTTACTTTAAAGAACGCTCAGATAAAGTTTGGTGGCCTAAGACTTGGGCTATGAGTTATAAATGGGAAATTAAATACGGCGGTACCCGAATTGGCGGATTAGATGTTCGCTATCCAGAAGATTACTATCAGCCTGATGTTCCTGAGGTAATTCCTAATCCCTGTAGTATTGTTGTGTTTCACGGCAAACCCGATCCATATGAAACAGATTTCGGAAAAAAATATTTAAATGATTGAACAACGAGATTTAGTATTAGTTACTGTACCTTTTACAGATACACCTGTGCCACTGTATGCTATTGCACAGTTAAAAAGTGTTTCGCAAGAAGCTGGCTGGAATACTTGTACCATTGACTTCAACAATATATATGTAAATGAATTAAAATGTCATAGACATAGCAGTGCTATTGTAGACTGGTTTTACAACGAAAAATATCATCCCGGCATTGAAAGTTTTATTTTATCTATGCTAGATAAAATGAGCGATGAGATTATAGCTCGTAAACCTAAAATGGTAGGCATTAGTTTGTTTACATACGCATGCCAAATTGCAACAAAATATCTTTGTATTGCAATAAGAAAGAAAGATCCAACTATTAAAATTATTCTAGGTGGATCAGGCATATACGATAATGTTCTGGGCGAAAGTAACTACATAGATGGAATGCGTGAAATGAATCTAGTAGATCATCACTTTGTAGGGGATGCAGAATTAAGTTTTTATGATTTCCTTAAAGGCGAACGCAGTATTGTTGGTATGGATAGCAATACTTGGAAAGAACTTAGCAATCAGGACCTGGAAGAGATTCCTTATGCAAACTTTGAAGATTATGACTGGAAATCATATAAAAGTGCAATCATTCCTATGACAGCAAGTAGAGGATGTGTGCGTCGTTGTACATTTTGTAGTGATATTGCACACTGGAAATTGTTTAGTTTTAGAACTGGGCAACATATCTTTGACGAAATGTTGCATCACATTGACAAATACGGATATAGACATTTTAGTTTTACAGATGCTCTTATTAACGGAAATGTAAAAGAATTTAGAAACTTATTGCAACTATTAAGTGACTTTAACGATAAAAATCCAGACAATAAGATAACTTGGGAAAGTCAGTTTATTTTTAGACCGCAAAGGCAGTTTAGAGAAGATGATTGGGAATTATTAGCGGCAAGTAATCCTGGAGAATTGTATGTTGGTATTGAAAGTTTAGACCCAGATGTTAGACATGACATGGGTAAAAAGTTTGATCAGGATGACATGAATTTTAATTTTGAACAAGCACTTAAACACAACATTAACTTATATGCAATGATGATTGTTGGATATCCTACAGAAGATGAAAACAGTATACAAGTAGCAAAAGACTGGTTAAGTGACAATACACGCTTTCAACCTATTGTAGAATGGAGTTTCGGCGGTACAATGGCTGTGCTACCAGGCACATACTTAGATACTAACAGAGAAAAGTATGGTTTAGAAGTGTATGGACCACCATGGCAATTTTGGAAAAGTTCAATTAGCGGAAGTACACCGAAAAAGAGACTGGAATGGTACACTGATTTAACAGAACATTGTAAACAATTAGGATATAAAGTGGGTAGCGGTATTGAAAATTCTAGTATGATTCATCTACTAGAAAATGTAGACAATGATTATAAACCTACTTATGTAAGTGATAAAGCATTTGATGTGCAAAACTATAAAGATTTTCACGAACAGTTAAACAGACTACAAGATGCATAGTTCTAGCAAGATAGAAATTACATTTACTTTTGTAAATCCAGCCGATCACATTAAACTATTTCACGAAGGCTATGAATGTGTTCCTGATGAAAATAACGAATATATTTACACAGGTGAAATAAATTTTCCATGTACACTTAGATTTGAAATGCAAGGAAAAGATTCTCATGGAGCAGACTGTCGTGTAGATAATGACGGAAATGTTATTTGGGACAGATTCATTATAATAAGTCGCGTAACAGTAGACAGTGTTGTGCCTAACCTTAACTTTATAAGACGATGGGGCAGGATTCATCCGGGCACTAGTCTAAATGATTTTAGACCTAGTAATCAAATTGTGTTTAGTAACTACATGGGATTCAATGGAGTGCTTGAACTAGAATTTGAAGGTAGTAATGTATTAGAATGGTTACTTAGATCGCATCAATATAAAGATGACAATTGGCAAAAGAATTATGACTATGAATAAAGACTTATGGATTGAAAGAAACAACCAATTAAACTGCGATTGGAGTGCAAAAACTGTACAATATTGTAGAAACATTTTTGATAGTATAGACCCACCGGATGGTAAGATAGTGATGCTAGGCGCCGCATATAGTTTGGCATTAGAAGTATTGTACAATAAGTTTGGAAATAGAACAGTTGGTGTTGATAAATGGAATTTTGGCAACCATCCTAGATGTATAGAGCGTGATATTTTTGAACTAGAAGACTTTGACTGTGCATTTGTGTACTGCGATGTGGCAAGTTTTAGCCATATTGCACTAGATGATCCGTGTCCTAGACTGACTGCCTTTGATTGGAGCATGCGTAATCTTGTACAAGGCGGATATTGTATTACACGAATGTATGGATATACTGCTAGAGATAAAGCGAGCACACAAATGCTATTAGACATTGCTAGTAAATATAGTGTAGAAATAGGGCCGCTGCCACAAGAATACATTGGAAATGGCTGGCACAGCAGAGATGATGTTTTAATTAAGAAAAAAGGTTGACAGTTTTCAAATAGGTGCTATATTAATATAGTAAGTTGAAATTGAGGAGAGAACAATGCAACAGCAAATTGAAAAATTGATCGAAGATATTGTTAACGATTATGCTAACTGGCAAGGACTTTGTGCTGCACGCCGTGCAGACACTTGTAGCAAAGTGCAAAAAGATATGTTTGATCGCTTTAAGTCGCGCATCTCTTTTAAAGAAGGCAAGAAGTACACTAAGATTTTCACTGAAGGTGGAAGTGTTTGGGGTTTTGTTGTTAACACTGATACTGATGCAAAGTTCCGCAAAGGTGATATCCTTAAAGCAGCAGGCTGGAACGCTCCTGCTCGCAATGCTGCCCGTGGCAACATTGTTGATGGTGGTTACTCGATCCAGTGGACAGGTCCACTTTACTTAAAATAGGAGATAATATGACCGATATTTATAAAGGCAAAACAGCCGAAGAAAAAGCCTCAATGGATGCATTTTATAAAGGCAAAACAGCCGAAGAGCGAGCCGCTATTGATGCATTTTTTGCAAAAGGTGGCACTATAACAAGATGTCCTGCCAATGAGCGCACAGAAGATCTTGTAACAAATATATGGAAGCGCGGACCTGGTCGACCTAAGAAAGAAGATGCAGAAAAAGGTTGACATAATCTGTATCTGTGCTATGTTTAATAGTAAGTTGTTTTTGAGGAGAGAGATATGCCCCAGATTTTTTCAGTTTTCCAGATTGTTATTGACAAAGACCTTAGTGATCTTATCAAC